CTGGTAGACCGTGTACTGCTTCGCGAGAGTGCCTACGCGCTTGAGGCCGACGCCGAACTGGTCCTCAATGAAGTTGCCATCGGTCTCGTAGGAGTCCATGACCGAGAGCAGCGCGGCTGCCATCGGGTCAACGACCAGCCAGTTCGGGCCCATCGCGTTGTCGCGACGGATCTCGGCGGCGGCCTTGTTCACGAAGATCATCAGCATCTGATACCAGTCGCGGAGGTTGGTCCAGCCAGTCGCCGGCAACGCTGTGCCGAACGTCTGCGAGGAACCCGACGAGTTGTCCCACATGTCGAAGAGCATCTCGTAGTTGACCTCACGCGCGATCTCGTTGGCGGCTTCCTTGAGCAGTTCGGCCTGGGCATTGACCCCATTGCACGCGGCCATGTCCTGCACGACCTCCTGCGCCAAGTCGTAGTAGATGGATTTCTCCTTCGCGGTGATGTTGGCCTGATCCATCTTGAGGCCGAGCTGCTTCTTCGTCGATGCCTCAGTAGTGCGGTCCGACCAGTCGTAGTCGAAGTTCGACCGCTGGTCCGTGTAGGTGGAGCCGTCCATCTTCTGGAAGCGCAGCCAGTAGACGGTGGCGGTGGGCTGCTTCATCGGCTGCACGGAGGCGATCATCCGAGCGAAGAGCTTCGGATAGAGATACCTCAGTAGCGGAAGAACCTGCGGGGTCTGCGTCCCCATCAGCGCGGTGGTCTGAGCGGCAGCCTGGAATGCGGCGTAACCGCTGCGTGTGTTGGTGTAGAGGTAGCGGCTGAAGTCGGGCGTCGCCTCGTAGTTGTTGAGGAGAGTGTTCAGGTTGAAGCGATCGTTCGACTGGTCTTCCTTGCCGTTGTCCTCGACGCCAGCCATGAGCAACTGGCGGACGCCCGCGATTGTCTCGGGGCGCTTGGCGATGTTGCCCTCGCCGTCAGCCATGAACTTGTCCAGTGGCTTGTCCGCGGCCACGCCGGCGGAAACGCCCTGTCCAGCCATGACGTTAGCGACGGGGTCGCTCAAGCGATCGAAGATCGGGTTGAGCTTGGCCTCAGCCTCAATGACCTGCGCGACCGTCGTGGCCCCAGCGAACTGCGTGTCGAGGAGCATCTGAATGCCCTCGTCGTCGCCAGCGCGTCCCTTGACGCGAGCCACTTCGGCCGTCACAGCCTGCTTGTCCGCGAACTGCGCGAAGCCCGCCTGGATGCCATCGGCGACCATGCTCTGGACGTCAGACATGCTCACCATCTTCTCGACGGAAGCGGTGTCCGCTGTCGCCGGGTCAATCTGCGCCGGGGTAACTCCCCCAGCAGGCAGGTCCTTCACGGGGTCGAGCTGCGCATCGACGAACTCTTCGACGGTTTCCTCGGTGGTCTCTTCTGTGGTTCCCTCAGTGGTCTCTTCCGTGCCATCATCTTTCGGGTCCATGATCATGCCTCCATCATCGGCCGCGACTGACCGGAGTCCGGTCGTCGCCAAGCCTGTAGTCACTACATCGAAAGTGCGAAGGATGAAGTCCGAGGCCACAATGCACTTGCGGCCCTTGAACTTCCCTTCGCCGGTCCACTCCGTCTCGACGGGCTTGCCCCAACCCCGGAGACTGAACTCCAGATTGATCGGGGTAAGCGCCAAGTCGCGCACGTCGCGTCCTGCTGCATTCTTTGTCGTGCGCCCCTTGACTACAATGTCGTTGTCGTCGAGCATGATCTCATCGAACACCACACATGTCTCCCGAATGCGTGGTTTGCCATCGGGCGGATGATCGGCCTCGCCGAACAAGCGGCCCATCTCGATCTCGCGCGTCAGGCGTGGAAGGTTCGTCTCGATGGATTCCCGAGGGAACACGACTGGCACGGCGTCGTCGGCGTTAATCATGCGCGGAACAAGTGGTGTGTCCACCTGTCCCACGACAGCTACGAACGACAGCACTTCGCCGTCGTCGGTGTAGTTGACAGTATCAGCGGAGGTCGCGAACGGCATCATCATCGGCTCGCGGTTCACGCTGGCGAGATCGGAGACCTTCTGCTCGGCGGCGGCCTCCAGGGCCTCAATGTCGCGAGCCGTGAGGAACGCGCCAAACGCGGAGACCGCGGCGCCCACCCCGGCCACCACCTCGAGGCTCGAGCCGTCCTCAATCTCGTGAGCGAGCACCTGCGACAGATCGCTCGGCTCCGCATCCGCGACGATGTCGGGGAGGAGCGCGTAGGCGCCGGCGGTGAGGGGCTTCGTCTTCAGCGAGGGGAACTTGGCGTAGACCGCACGACGGACGCTGGACTGAAGCGTCTCGAGCGTGCCACTCCACCAGGAGGGGGATGCGGTGTAGCGGACAGCACGAGCCAGCGAGTTCCGGGCGTGCGCGATGTCGGAAATGGGGAAGTGGCTCTTTGCGTCGGTGACCTCGAGATCGTCCGAGGCGAAGACCATGCTCAGGCCGATGACTTCGACGGGATCCTCAGTGGTGGGAGTTTCCTCCGCGCTCACGGTCTCGTCGGTGACCGCGCTCTCCGCGTCCGCCTCCACCCAGGTCTTTCGCACTTCGACGCGCTTCGTGATCAGCACGTTGCCGGTGTCGTCCACGGTGAAGTCAACGCGGAACGTCTGTTCGTCATCCTCGATAATGGCGTAACTCTCGTACAGGTCAACGATCCAAGGGTAACCTCCACCCTGCTCGAGATCGTTGTAGCCCTCGACAATGGCCGTGCGCAACGACTCCCTGATCACCTCGTCGGACAGTCCTCCCCAACTGGCTTGGACGGTCACAAACTGGCCGGCGCCAATGAGCGCCTCGAGGCCAGCCTCAAGGGTTTCAGCGGGGACGTCCGGCGCGGAGACAGCGATGAGGGCATTCGCGATTGCGGTGTCGGCGTCTGCCGTCTTCCGCGTCCACTTGCCGCCATCTCGCTTAACGAAGTGGCGCTTGACCGAGCCCCAACCAGCAAGCATGGCCTGTTCGTCGTCGCTGGAATCCGCGAGCGCTTTGTTCGCGGCCGCGATGAAGATGCGCTTTGCGCCCAGGGGAAGTGCGTTAGTACCCTTCGGTGAATCGCTCAGTGACCAAGGCATCGTAATGCCTCCCTCGACTGCTATAGGCAATCTCGGCGTCTATCCTGAACGATCCTGGGGGTCAGCTCGCGCTCACAACTACTTCCAACATCGGGATCTCGCAGAGCGAGTCGGCGCGACGAACGATCAGTCTCCGGTCCGACTGCAATCGTCCGATCGCTTCTCGCAACGCTTCGATCCCTTGGATAGCCATGTGCTCGTTGCTGATGGGCCAGTCCAATGTCGGTGCGACCTTGTTCCTCAGAAGTCGAAGCCTCGCGGAGTAGGGAACTGTGTGCAGGGAGGACTGTCCTTCGGCCAGCAAGTCCAGTCCCAGGATGTCCCCATTCGGCTCGCGCAAAACGTTCAATGCCCACGATCCGGCTTCGGCTTCCTTGCCACTATAGCAATCCGCTTCCACCGTGTCAACCATATTTGCCGAATTGTAGGTATCATTGTATACACGCACGTCGCCCTCTACTTGGTGAATCTGAAGCCCCTCGCTCTCGCGATGGCACTCCCAGACGCACAGTGGGACGTCGGAAGTGACCGCCATATCCAGCAAGTCGAATGCCGTCTCCGCGGTCGTGGCTTCGGCCAGATGAGGCACACTGCTCGCGCCACCTGCGCAGAGAGCCCATGGCGCCGGGCGTCCCGGCTGCACATGTTTGGGTTTGGCGATGATCCAGCCATGGTGTTGCGCATCGAGAGCATCGTTCATAGCCTTGACGACGACCTTCTTCGAGAGGCCATACATCTCCAATGGCGTCTCGATTACGCGCCAGGCCACCGGCTGCAGATTGGGGCCGGCTTCAATCCCGTCAAGTAGCGCCAGTCGCTCATGGAGCGGCAGACGGAATGTGGTCCCCCCATCCCACGACACGCACTCCACGAGGAAAACCCCGCTTCGCTGCGCTGAATGTATGCAGTCGAAAATCCCGCGGCGCGGATGGCTCAGCGACGCGAACGCTCGCGCAACATCCACGTAGGCGGGATCATCCGTGACCTCAGTGCCATGATAGGAGAAGAAGCGGAGGCGCCCGCCCTCAACGTGAACTTGGAGCCGCACCCCGCCCTTCAGTATCTGGACAACGCAAGGGAACTCCACGTGGCCGGACTCTCCCATTGCTGCAATCGGCAGAGGCTCGCCAATCGCAACGCCGCTGTCCTCGAGTACTTCTTTCGGCGTCGTGTCGTCGGTTCGCACCAGGCACAGGTCGTAGAGGTTCAGGTAGGGCCCCTCGGGATTGCCCGGTGCCAATGCCTTGATGGAGGCATTGTGAAGCAGATCGCGAATCACGCCGAGTGCCTCTTCCGCTTGCTCTCCCTCCGCGGGAAGCAGATCGTAGGTCTCGGGTTCCGGCCGACTCAGCGCCGATCCCACCAGGCGCAGAGGAGTGCCGAGACGCACCACGCCCGGGAAAGCGGAGAGGTCGGGAGCGCCCTCGTCGGCTGCGGCCATCGCCACGTCCAGCGCATCAGAGGAATCCATCACATGTTCCTCGTTCGCGAGGACGAGCAACCTGACGCAGAGACGGTGCGCAACCTCCAGCCCCTCCGTTGCGGGGTCGCTATCGTGTAGGAGTTTGTGAAGGGTCGCTGTTGCGCTCGGGCTGAACATAGGTCTCGTTGATGGCTTTTCGCTCTTCATTGGCGACCTTATCCTCTTTCGTCTGCATCTCGGCGCGTTCCTGATTCCACTTGTCTACTTGCATTCCTGTCAACTCGAGTATCTCGCTACCAATGACGTCCTCGGGGAAACCCATCGTCTGCCACATGATCGCGGTCTGCGCCCGAAGGTTCAGGATGCGCGCCTCGATGTGTGACCCTATCAGGCTGACCGGTGCCATGCCCATCGTCAGATGGTCGGCCACGTCCATCGGATTGATACCGTTCAGGAGCAACTCCATCACGGCAACCTGCCAGACCGCCCGCTTGTAGCCCGTCTGCAGCCGCATGACCATGCGCGTGAACGCCTCGTCCACGGACTCCTGGTCGGCGTCTACGAAGGGCTTCGCGCTTTCCAGGTAGATGTTGAGGTACTTGACGGGGACACCGATCCGCGAGAGGATGCGCGCCATGTCCCAGTAGATGTCAGTGAGGTCGGACAAGTGAGGAGCGTTGCCGCCGATCTCGTCCACGCCGCCCGAGATTACCGTGCCATCGTCCGTGTAGTAGGCGGTGTTGTAGAAGTCGGTCTCCACGTCCACTGGCGACTGGTGCATTGACGTTGTGATGGCGCCGGAGGTGATGTCGGCAGACATGTCCTTGCGCGTCGTGATGTTCTGCTTGTAGAGCTCGAAGTGCTTCTGCACTTGATCGGGCGTCGCGGTCAATGGCACGAGGATCTGATGCTTCAGGCGGGGATAGGCGCGGACGATGCGCGCGATCGCCAGGCTGTCTTCCTTGGTGCGCAGCCGGCGCCAATGCCGGCGCAACGGCTGAAGTATGGGCGTAGCGTAGACCAAGCCCTGGCGCGCTCCGAACGCGCAATGCACGATTTCGTAGGGGCTCCATTGCGCTAACAAGTCGCCCGAGTCGCTGTACTGCTCCCACGCGGCTTCGCCCGCTTTGCAGTTGCCAGGCGTTCCCGATCGCTGTTCGGCAATCGCGTCCACGTTGCACTGGATCTGGTAGGAGCGCGGGAATGGTTTGACGCGAGCGACGTAGGGACGTCCGTTGCCGTTCGCCGCGCCCGAATCGAAAAGGCGCACCCTCGAGCCCTTACTCCTGTCGCCGAACGTCATCTCCCAGAACCAGTTGCCCTGCTTTGTCATCGCCCGCACATCATCGAAGCAGCGCTCCGCGTCATTGAGACGAGTGCGTATCAGCATCTCATTGAGCACTCGAGCGGCGTTCGCAGCAGCTTCATAACGAATATCGCTGTCGCCCTCATCGTCGCTTCCCTCGCGCGGGGGAGCGGACTTCGACGCCTCGAACCAATACGCATGAAGGTCGTCCTCGCCGATGGTGGCGCGCTCCGCAATTATGTCCAGACATCGAGCGATGACGCCATCATCATCGTCCATGGCTTCGATGTCATCCCACTGCTCTTTGCGTTCTCCGATCACGTCCCACGGGAACGGTCCTGTGAGAGCGTTGGAACTGGAATTGTACTCGCCGCGCTCCTCGGACTCCCCTGGCCGGCGCGAAAAGAAGTCCTTGATGCCATTCAGCATTCTCGACACGAAGCGGGGTTGTCGCTTGAGCCTCGGGTCCATGCCCAATTCGTCTGCCATGATCATGCCCTCCAGCCAGTGTGGATCACTCGCGTCCCTGTGCCTATTGAGGTTTGGAGCATCTCCATCGGGCGCCTGGATGATGCGGCCGCGTCGGCCAACCACATCGCCATGACTGTGTCAGCAGTGGTGCCCACGGGGAAGCGCTCCATCTCCATTTTCCATGCGCAGACGGGGCAGTGCGCCGTGTCGAGATCCAGGTCCAGCTTCTGCGACGATCCTGCCGAGATCATACGATGGTCGTCGGAGAGCGGCACGACCCACGCGCCATTCTCCATCTGCGTTATGAGACGCGGAACGCCCACCTCGGGGTCCCACTTGTTTTTGCCGGTGAAGTGTCCCTTGAGCGGAATGTCGCGGGCCGCCTCCCCGCACCATTCTATCACAGCATCCTGCATGGCGTTGTTCTCAACTATAATACTCTGTGCGTAATGGTCGCGCGCCGCGGTGATGATGGCGTTCTTCAGTTCGATGGGCCGTAGTTTGGCGCGGATGATTTCGACCGGGTGGCGCCGGCCATTCGCGGGGTCTACCGCTATGGTGAAGATCACTGTGAACGACGCCTTCTTCTTCAGCGACTGCGCCATGTCAACGCCGATGAACCGCGGCCAATCGGGGTTGACATTCGCGCCGATCTCCCAGTTCTCCATGCACTTCGCGATGCCCGCTTCCGAGAAATACCGGTCGTTGGGGTTGATCGCTTGGAGCAGGAACTGGCGGCGATATGCCCTTTCGCCGAGAGTGCCGCGCTGTTCCATCAGGCGGTCCATCGGCCAATAGGAGGGGAATGTCGATTCGTTCTGACCGGTCTCCTCGTTCATTACCTCCGCGGGTCGCGCGAAGTGCTTCCAGGCCGGGTCGATGATGAGTTGCGCCAGGAGGTCGTCGGAAGTGGTGGGGATGCCGATGACTACGATGCGGCGCCCCTTCGCGCCCTGAGAGAGCCATGTGTTGCGGAAGTGCCCCACAATGCTCTCGTGCAATCGCGGCTGCATGACGACGGTCTTGTAGTCGATGATGTCGTCGAAGACCATGAAGTCAGCGCGGCCACCCGATGCGTTCGAGGTGATGCCGCCTACCTCGAGGGAGCAGTCACGCATGTTTCCAGCCGGCCGATCGACGATGATTTTTCCGCTGAGCCATGTGTTGCTGGGGCCCGGGCGCAACTCGGGGAAGACCTTGTGCATCCGCTCGTTGCTCTCGATGTTTTCTTTGACCCAGCGCAGATGGTCGCGAGCCTTGTCATCGTTACAGGTCACGTACTTGACGCGCAGCGACGGGTTGTGGCCGAGTTCCCACAGCACTCGCATAAAGCCGACCTGGCTCGTCTTCATCGACTCGCGGAAGCCGACAAGCACTCCCTGCCACGGGCCCTTGCGGGGGATGAACTCCTGCCAGTCGTAGTGAAGGGGGTCGCCGATAAGCCACTGTTCCTGGCGCTCGTCTTTGAAGCAGTAGTGCCCGAAGAAAACGGGGTCGCGCCGAGCGCGCTCGATCTGCGCCCACTCCAGCCCCTCGGAGATATTGCCGAATGCCGCGGTCATGTCAAGCGCCACGGGGCATCAACTCTCCCCCCTGGGCTGCTTGGCGAGCAGTTCGTTGATTTCGCCGAGCAGGCGCCGGACTTTGCTGCCGTCCACTTCGTCCATGCCGTTCACGATCGCTTCCCAGTTTTGGGAGCCACCTGGATCCGCGGCACCCTCCGCTGGCCGATACTTGTCCATCTGCCCAATGACGCGCAGGTAGGTATCCACCAGTTTCGCAGTGGGACCGGTGGCGCCCTCTCTTATCGCGCTCGCCACCATCTCCTCGAGACCGAAGAGTAGCATGTTCAACTTGCCGACGATGAAGGCGGGTTCGTAGTAGGGGTTGGTGCGCATACTCGCGACGTTCTGGCGGGCGTGCTCAGCGATCTGGGTTCGATGCTCCGTCCAGATCAGGAGCGCCTCACTCTTCTCGAGGATGAGGTTGAACTGAGACTCCGCCAACTCCATCACGTCGAGGGGGGAATGTCCAGCAGCATACCAGCGCAGGATCTGATCGACCTGCTCCGGCGCCATAGTCTTAATAGTGCAGGGGACCAGCGAGACGACTTCGGGGGCTTCGTCGGCCATGGCGGCACCTATTCAGTTGAACTATGCGCCGTGTCACCTTATGTTTTACAGTAACTTGGCGGCGACGTCAAGGTATCGCGAAGAATCGCAACGCCCCGACGCCTTCTCGCAAAGCATCGGGACCTACCGGAAATTGGTGGCGGGAGCAGGAATCGAACCTGCCTCTAAGGGGTATGAACCCTCCGTGGGACCACTCCACTATCCCGCGACATGTGCGCGGGCCAGGAAGGATTCGAACCTCCGACCTCCTGACCTATCAGGTGCTCTGCCTCTGAGCTACCGGCCCGCGCAAAACTGTTCAGCCGTTGGCTTTGGTGCGCGCGATCTCCAGCGGCTTGTTGATGTAGGCGCTGAGCAGTTGGTGACTGGTGACCGCGCCGACCATGTGCTCAATCCACAACTGGATAAGATCCGCATTCGTGCCGCCCACTGGCAGTGCGGCGAGCGCAAAGAGGAACGCGCACACAGCCACAACGAACTGCTTGAGGCGCGGCTCCGCGCTCTTCAAGTCCGGCAGGCCCGGGAACTTCACCTGCAACCACTTGTAGCCCTGGAGCAGCAGCATCAGCAAAACACCTTGCGCAATGGCCTGTGAGTCCGGCGAGAGTCCGGTCCACATGTCTGCGATCGCTGTCATTTCAGATCACCTCAGCGTTGCTTTTTGGTGACGCGCTCGCTGGCGCCAGCCATGTCGGCAAAGACGCCAGCGAGCGCGGTGTCCAGGCGGCCATCATCCTCGAGGTCTGCGGCAAGTGCGGCAATGGCACCGGCGAGCGCCGGCGGTACAGGCGCGAAGGACGGGAGGTCAACGCCCTGTGCGAGCAGCTCCTCCCGAAGGTCCTCCAGCGTCAGTTCCCGCAGTTGCCGGTTCATCTCGCACAGCCTCAATCGCACAAGTGTTCGGTTCCATGGTTCCTTTAGCACAATGCGGCGCCAAAGTCAAGCCTGCGTCCTGGACGATGTTGGCGTGTTCCGCGCAGTATGCCAATCCCGCATCCAGAACGGCGACGGCGGGCTCCGCGCAGACGTGCAGGTAAGTGTCTATCGCGAACTGGCAACTTCGGCTTGAATAGTCGATGCTCATGAGCTCACTCCCCTTCGGCTTGTAGTTCCATAGCGCGCAGCGCCTGGGCGATCCGGGTCACTGCTCGTTCCTCTTCGTCGTCGTATTGCGACATGAGCAACTGGAATACCTGCGGCGACACGTGGGGCTTGATGCGCTTGATCGCGCACTCCATTGGCGCCAGCAGCAGGTGGACCAGCTCATGGATGATTGTTTGTTTGGCGTCGTTGTCGTCGTCGGCTACGTCCAGTCGCGCAAAGCACTGACGGAAGCGGTAAGCCAGATGCCCGGTGCAATTCTCGTTGCCACCGGCGGA